TCTATCGTCTCCCGATTAGCGCCTTCATTCAGCGAGGTTTTAAACCGGAAGAAGTTCCTAAACGTAGACTTGATGAGTTGGAGCTGTGGAATTGTTTTAGTTATTATCCTGCTATTACTACTTGGGATATTCTAGACGGCCAAGCTGGCAAATACATAGGTAAAGATAAAAAATGGTACAGCGGTAAATATTTATTTACTGTTGACTTTGCACATCCAGAGAGTAACATAGTAGACACTGATCATTCTGAGATCCCGCACGAGCATAAGTGCGCTCACATACTTGCTTTAGACGACGGCAACTATGCAGCACAACCTAACAATCGAATTATATGGGACATCCCTTCGTTTACTGTAAAAGATGATGTGCCTGATTGGAAAGTGCAAACATCTGAATGGAATGTAGAAGATAGTAGAGCGTGGCGGACAGAGGATACCGACAAGTTTTTCTATGAAATTGAGGAGAAGAAAAAATGAATTTAGCAGATCTGTTAAAGAAAAATATAGTTATGGTACCTGTTGTGGCTTCAGTATTAGTCGGAACATTTACCGGCGTTCGTTATATTGTAAATCTTACAGACACTATTAATTCAAACCAGCAAGAAATTATAAGTTTACAAAGAGATTTAAAAGTTGCTGAAGATAAAATTACAGATCAAAACACAAGATTAACTTCTGCAGAGTCTACATGGCAGATGGCAGAAAATTTATACAGACAATTAGCAGATCAAGTCAGAGAGCATGACTATGATATTAAAGATTTAAATAGGTAGTTATGTATGGAGGTAGCCAGGATGAATTATTACTTTACAGGAATTCTTATACTGATGTTAACAGCTTTAGCTTTTTGCGCGCCTCCGGCTCATGCTAGAAACGAATATCTTAACGAGTATGGCGTAAGATGCGGTGAAATGGAAATAAGCACAGAAAGAAGAGACACTGATTATAATTATAGTGATAGTAATACACATGAAGATCAATATCTTAGATTTACTTACAGAAAATATTTAGGCACAGACTGTAAAACTTCAAAAGAAAACGTAGCAATCAAACAACAATTAGAGTTAATGAAAATGTGTGGTAGAGTTAACAGCAATCCTAGTCTAGCACTTAATTCAAACTTTGCTCTATTGGTTGAAAAATGTAGAGGTGTTACTCCTGCAAGAGACAACACTAGACCAGCTGACTCACAAAGTTTATGGGATGAAATGAAAGATGAGTATAAAAAAGAAAATCCAGAAATTAAATTAATGGGAGATAAATTCATAAACTCAGGTAAAAGTAAATTGAAAATGCCTCCAAAAGGGTATATACTACCAAAGCCAAAACCAAAAATAAATGAGTAAACCATTAAACATAAGCGAAGAAGCACGTGTGCAAATGCCGATGAAAACGGTTGCCTCGTTGATCTGTATGGTCGCAATTGGAACCTGGGCATATTTTGGTATTAATGAGAAGCTCAATCAACACAGTACAAAATTAGAGTTATTTGAAAAAGATTTACAACAAAACTCAGAGTTTAGAATCAAATACCCGCGTGGAGAACTTGGTCAGTCTTCCGGGGAGGCGGAACTTTTTATGTTGGTGGAGCATATCGCAGGAATTTTAGAGGATGTAGAAGAGGAGATGAAGGGTATGAGAAATAATAAAATTAATATAGATTTTTTAAAAGAACAAGTATCTAAGCTACAAGTAGATGTTGAAAAATTAATTAGAAACGGATCAGGAGCACACTAATGATTGAGATTGTATTTGCACTTTTACTCCTACAGGACCACAAAATTATAGAGCATCGTTACCACGATAGCTTACAAAATTGTCTTAAAGCCAAACGTTATGCTATGAAGGACAAAACTACAAAAGATAGAGTAGTCTATAAATGCATAAAATCTAAAGCAAACATTGAAGTATATATGGGGGAGAAGAAAATTCTCTCATTAATCCTTGAATAAAAAAAAGAATCCAATGGCTAAGTATCTAAGAGATAGACGATACCGTCAGATTGTGGTAAAGAACAAGAAAGTATATAATAGGAAGAAATATAATGCGGATTCAAGCAGAAATAGTTAACGGCAAATGTCCAACATGTGATGAACTCACAATGTTAGTTGGTTTAACGCCAGAGTTGTATAGATGTATGAATTGTGGTGCTGATCTTCATCAACATATAAATGGTAAAATAAGTTATTTACCTGCAATTAATGTACCTGAAGGCACAACACCTTTTGTTAGAGACTGGCAAGAGTAATGGGTAAGAAAAAACCATTATATGGTGTAAGCACTTATAAAAGAGACAAGCCTAAAAAACGTCCGGGTCGTCACAAAAAGAACAGAAATAAACACGAAAAAAGAATGGGTAAATATCGTGGAAAAGGTAAAAAAGGACGTTGACAATCATCCTATAATAACCTATATATACAGCATGAAAGAAAAAAAACTAACTATAACAAGTAAAAATATAAGTCAAAAACAATGGTCTAATTTACTCATTGAACTTAACTTAATTAAACAAGCTTGGGCAAAGTATGCAACAATAAATTTGCAGTCACCAGGTCTTAAAAAAATATTAGCACATGGCACAAGAAAATCTTTTAAAGAAGATTGATGGAACTTATTATCTTGAGCGATGGAATGTATCATCTAGTACCAGTAACAAAACAGATGATGGATGGAATATCTTTAGTAGATAAGATTTTAATAAGTTGTTTTGATATGTGTGACATATTAAGATTAAAGTTGACAGTATATTCTGAAGTTCTTAACGCTCACGTGATGAACGATGGTAGTGGAGATTTTATAGGATGTATATGCAAATAAGATTGAAAAGGACCGGCGTCCAAATAATGCCTCGCGCTATTCCCTGTACGTCAAGCGATAACCCTGGTTTTAACCGGGATAGCCTCGGAGCCTTTGCTCACCTGGGAGTACGTGCACGGAAACCAGGAGGGTTGTATGAATAAAATATTTTTTTGGATATTTTTTATTTTAGGTGGAATGAGTATTTTATCTATAATAATGTTGATAAACCTATCCTAAAGAGGGAAAAATAAGGATAGGTTATTGTGGTGAGAATGATCTCGCATTACCACATTTCTGCCTTAATTTCAAATAATTTGTTCTGGAGTGCAAGTAAATCTAATATAAATGTTGTGTTTGTTAACTTCTTCTCGACCTATTTCTTTCATTTTGTTTAAAGATTCTTGATAGCCAAACATCATACAATCATATTGGGTGTTAAATGTTTCGGGCCATTGATAGGGAGGCATACAAGTTCCTGCTACCTGCGAACATATAATTAGACTTAATAAAATTTTCATACTTGACAAATCTCCTCTATATCCTATATATTGCTCATAAATAAATGAAAGGAAGGTCTATGACCGATATAACTAAATATAGAAATGTTTCATTAACACATGAAACATATAAGACTTTGATTCAATTGTCGAAGGTATTATTACCTGATGCGACGTTGTCAATTTCTAAGACCATTGAATCAATTGCAAATGAGAAAGCGAAGAAATTAAATGGCAAAGTTAAAAGTAAGTAGAGTAAAGAGATACGTTTGTCCTACGTGTAAAGGAAATGGGTTTGTTAAAGTAGCAAGTCTAGAGTATCCTGATTACACAGTACACCAATGTTGGGACTGCGATTCAGAGGGAGAATTATATGAAACAGATGACGATGGTCTTATTGATGATGGTCCTTCTAACAGGCTGCATTAAAGATTATGATCTTAACCCATGGACCACGGCTGTGAGATTGGCGGTAGAGAAATGATTACTAATGAAGACATTGCATACATTGCAGGACTTTTCGATGGTGAAGGTAGTATTTATTTTGCTAGACGTAAAGAAAAGAAAAAGAAACACAAGGGTAAAGGTCACAGATACTCCATGTCACAAAGAATTAGTATGGAGATAACCATGACTGATGAGAATGTAATACGTTGGGTGCATGAAGTATTGGCCGTTGGTACTGTAAATAGAAAACCTAGAAAAGGTTTACGTAAAGATGGCACTAAGTATTTAATGCAATACAAATGGCGTTGTACCTTTAGAGATGCTTATTATGTCTGTAAATTAATATGGCCTTGGTCTAAAACTAAATTAGAAAAGGTAGAAAAAATAATAGATCATTATTCACCGGAGTATATATTTGATCAAAACGTTGTGAGTCTCCAACAATATAAGGAAGCGATGAGTTTGGAATGAGTAAGAAATTTAAATACGATGGTAAATCTAGACCGAGTACGGATTTATATAAAAAAAATTTTGATATAATTTTTGGTAAAAAAATTAATAAAGATAAGGAGGAGTTAGAAGGTTATTATATTAATAATAATAAAATTAAAGTTCTAACTAAGAAAAAACCATGATGGATGAAAAGGATTTAAAGGAACATGAAGACAACATTCGCTTGGTCCAAGGTATAAAATTTAATAATAAATACAACTATATACGAGGAAAACAGCTCACGGACCCCGGATCAGGGACCAGGGTTTATGACATAGATAATTATAGACTTCCTAGTGTGACTACGATATTAGGAGCC